AGGTTTCGGAAGAGACCGTATTTGCTCTTTGAACAGATCGAAAGGATCTAAAATGAAACGGACGTGGACAGCACTCCATGTTGTCGGACTGATCGTTGGTGGATACATTGTATTCACTGAGGTGGCATCCAATGTCGAACATATCGTTCATGGCACTGGAAGTCTTTATAACCCTGCGGTCTTTACGGCAATCGGTGTATCGATAGGTACAGTGTTTGCGTTCACTATGGCAATGGATGCTCTAGAAGACTGGAAAAAGCTTTCTTCTTGGGTAAATGCGATGGGACTATTTGCTGCTTTCGTCTTCGGAACGGCATTTACACTATCGACAACCCTCGATAGAACGTCTACAGCACGAGACAATCATCTTACACAAATATGGAAGAATGATGAAGAATCTAAGTCTCTGCTCGAAGTCTTCCAGAAAGTCTCTTATCAGGCGGCCAGAGAATGTGGTTCTGGTCGGGGCAAAAAGTGTGAAGCAATTTCTGATGAAGTCAAGGTTGCTCAGATGAGACTCGACCAAAGACGTAGTTCTTTGGATTCCATGGGTAAGAGAATCTCCGCAGCTACAGGCGGAATGATTACTCCTGAAAAGGCATCAATCTTTCAGCCGATGTTCATGCCAATTGCAATGTTCTTCATGGGAATCTTCATGGTTGCATATGGCGTGAAGGGTCGTATCGTTACTGGTGAGTTTCAGCATGCCCTGGAAACACCTTTGACTGGTATGGCTGCTAAGGAAGATAAGGCCAAGAGGTTCATAAAAGAATATATGAATACTCATGGCAATGCACCTAGTATAAATCAGGTGAAATCCATTGCTGAGGTGTCCTATCCTACAGCTAAACGGTACCTTGACAGGTACAAAACTTAATTCAAAGGGAGTCATTTTTGACTCCCTTTTTTTTTATAAATACTCTACAGAACTTTGTAGAGTGAGATAATGCCTAATTTCGGATATCAAAATAACCCAAATCTACCTAGAGCAGATTATCAACACAATTTCACACAACATGAAATTGATGAATTTATAAAATGTGCGAATGATCCTATATACTTTGCCAAGAAATATATAAGAATAGTAAACGTGGATAGAGGTCTCATGTCCTTTGAGATGTGGGATTTTCAACAAGAAATGCTAAAAACATTTCATGAAAATCGTTTCTCTATTTGCAAATTACCTCGTCAGGTAGGTAAAACAACCACCTCTGTTGCATATCTGTTACACTATATTTTATTCAATGAAAATGTAAATGTAGCAATTCTGGCCAATAAATCTGCCACGGCTCGTGAAATCATGAGCAGACTTCAACTGGCTTTTGAATATTTACCATTTTTTCTCAAGCAAGGTGTGGTTGAATGGAACAAAGGTTCCATAGAACTTGCTAATGGTTCCAAAGCTCTTGCAGATTCCACCTCAGGTTCATCTGTTCGTGGTAGATCTTTTAACATTATATTTTTGGATGAATTTGCATTTGTCCCGAACAATATTGCTGAATCATTCTTCATGTCTACATATCCTACCATTTCATCTGGTAATACCACCAAAGTTATTATCGTTTCTACACCAAATGGTATGAACCTATTTTATAAGATGTGGACAGAAGCTATCGAAAAGAAAAGTCTATATGTTCCTATCGAGATTCATTGGTCAATGGTTCCTGGTCGCGATGAAGCGTGGAAAGAAACGACGATTCGGAATACATCAGCAGAACAATTCAGGCAAGAATTCGAATGTATAAGCGGAAAAACATTAATACAAATTCGAGACAAATTGACTGGAAAAGAAGAAACGATCTCAATCAACGAATTATATCAACGAGTGTAAATTCACTGGATTATAAATAAATACTCTTGAACATAGGGAGTATATATAAATGCATAGAACAATTTGGAAAAATGCTTATGGTCCAATACCAAAAGACGAATATGGTAGATCATATGAAGTTCATCATAAAGATGGAAATCATCAAAATAACAATATAGATAATTTAATGTTAGTTACTATAAACGAACATTATAAAATACATCATGAACAAGGAGATTTTGGAGCATGTGTTTTGATAGCAAAAAGAATGAATATGACTCCAGAAGAAATATCAAATATACAAAAAGGTGTTAAACGTCCTGGTATAGGCGGTAGAAAAAAAGGTAGTATTCCTTGGAATAAAGGCAAAAAAGATGCCTTTTCAGACGAAACTAAACAAAAATGGAGTCAAACGAGAAAAGGTAAAATATGGAAACCAGTTAAACTCAATCAAACAATTATTAACAATATTATAGAAGAATATTTCAAAAATAAACCATTAGATGGTGTAGGTCAAATACAACAAAATGGGAAAAAATTAAGTTACCTGTGGGCTTTTTGTAAAGATCAAGCCCCTAAATATAATGTTACACCACAAGCAATTAAAAGAATGTTACTAAAAAATGTTCAAACAAAATAGTAGATATGAGATAAAGACACCTAATGGATATGAAGAATTTTCTGGTATTCAAAAAATAGAGTCCAGAAATACTTTATCAGTAACATTGGAAAATGATAGTCATATTGATATCACTCATGATCATAAATTTAAAACTCCTTTTGGTTTTATTGAAGTATCTAAACTATGTGAGGGAGATTTGATAGATACACAATATGGATTTCAGAAGATATCTAAAATTCAAGTAAATGAACATGTTGAAGATGTGTTTGATGTGATAAATTCAGGTAAAGATCACACATACTTAACTAATGGTATTGTATCTCATAATTGTGAATTCCTGGGCTCCACAAATACACTAATTCATCCCGTAAAACTCAGGTCTCTTGTTTGGCACGAACCAATTCGTAAAGATTTTTCTGATCATTTTGACATTCATAAAGAACCAGTGGATGGTCATACATATACTATGACTGTAGATGTTGCTGAAGGTCAAGGTAAAGATTATTCCACATTTTCGATTATAGATGTAACTCAGTTTCCATATAGATTGGTTGCCAAATACAGAAATAATACGATTGCTCCACTACTCTTTCCAACCGAGATTGTCAAAGCTGCTAGATATTATAATGAAGCCTTTGTTCTGGTAGAAATCAATTCTATTGGATTACAAGTCTCAGATATCATTCACCATGAATTAGCATATGAAAATCTAATCAAGATTGAAATGAAGGGTAAACAAGGTCAGCAACATTCACCAGGATTCAAAAAGAAGATTGCTTACGGTCTCAAAACCACAAAACAGACTAAAGCTATTGGTTGTGCTAATATAAAGACATTGATTGAATCCGATAAGTTAATTATCAATGATTATGATATTATCCAAGAATTATCCACATTCTCTGCTGATAAACAATCTTTCAAAGCAGAAGAAGGTAATAATGATGATTTGGTTATGACATTAGTTCATTTTGGATGGCTTACTTCACAAAGATATTTCAAAGAAAACATCAATAATGACATTCGATCTGCCCTTCAGCAGGAACAGCTGAATATAATGGATACCGATTTAGTACCATTTGGTATTATTGACAATGGAATTGATACTTTTGATGAAGATCCAGCAAGAGATGCAAGAGAATTGTGGACAAATACTCGAAGCACTCTATATCCGTTCGATCATATGGATTGGGATATATTGTCTAATCGACATAAACTTTAATTCATTGAAGGCAGGACATAGCCATTATATAGAATTGTCAAGTATTGTCAAGTGAAAAAGTGCATTTTTCTAAATAATATAGAACAAAAATAACCCCTTGAAAAGGAGTATAGAAATGCCTTTTTTCTTATCACCAGGCGTTAATGTTACTGAAATTGATTTGACTACTATCGTACCCGCAGTGGGTACAACAGAAGGTGCCTTTGTTGGAACATTCCAATGGGGACCAGTGAATGCCATTGTGAATATATCTAATGAATCTGAACTTGTAAATATTTTCGGTAAGCCAGATGCAAACTCATACACTTCATTCTTTACTGCATCAAATTTCTTGTCATATGCAAGAAATCTAAAACTAATTCGTGCTGTCGATTCAAATACAGCAGTAAATGCTACAGCAAATACAGGCGGTTTGGGTCTACTAATTGAAAATAGAGATGATTATGAATATAACTATCTCGATCTTTCTGCTGCAAATTCTTATGGAATGTTTGCTGCAAGATATCCAGGTTCTCTAGGTAACTCACTAAAAGTTTCTGTTTGGGCAAAAGCAAATTCAAATACACAGACTTTCAATAATGATTGGACATATGGAGAAGAATTTAGTGGACCTCCAGGAACATCAGATTATGTAGCAAAAGTTGCTGGTGCCAACGACGAAATGCACATCATCGTGGTTGATGAAGATGGTAGATTAACTGGTACTTCAGGTACAATTCTAGAGAAATTTGCATATGTTTCAAAAGCATCTGATGCAAAAAATGATGACGGATCTTCAAGCTATTATGTCAATGTAATCAATGATCGTTCAAGGTATGTCTATGTTCTAAATCAAGCAACAAATACATCTACCGAAGCAATCGAAACATCTACTTGGGGTCTTCAAGCAGCAGGCACCACATATGATCAAGATTCTGATGAATATACAATGTCATTAGCTGGTGGTGTAAATGGTAATCCAACAAATGGAAATGTAATATTAGCATATGATAAATTTGCAAATGCAGAAGAAGTTGATATTTCACTCATTTTAACAGGTGATCATCCAGCAGTTGTGTCTGAACACATCTTAGAAAATATTGCAGAAACAAGAAAAGATTGCGTAGTGTTCATTTCTCCTGATAGAGATGATGTTGTAGATAATAGAGGATTTGAAGTTGATGATACTATTCAAAAAAGAAATGTTTACAATTCATCTTCATATGCAGTAATGGATTCTAACTGGAAATATCAGTTCGACAAATATAATGATGTATATCGCTGGCTACCAATGAATGGTGATATTGCCGGTCTTTGTGTTCGTACAGATTTCGAAAGAGATCCTTGGTTCTCACCAGCAGGTTTCAATCGTGGACATATCAAGAATGTTGTCAAACTTGCTTGGAATCCAACTAAAGGTAATAGAGATGATCTTTACAAGAATGGTTTGAATCCAATCGTTTCATTCCCAGGTGAAGGTGTTGTTCTATTTGGTGACAAAACAATGCTTGCTAAGCCATCTGCTTTCGACAGAATCAATGTGCGCAGATTGTTTATCGTTCTTGAAAAAGCCATCGCAAGAGCATCAAAGTACTCACTCTTTGAATTCAATGATGAATTTACAAGAGCCCAATTCGTTGCACTTGTTGAACCATTCCTTAGAGATGTACAAGGTCGTAGAGGTATCTAT